CCTCTACTGTTGATAAATATATTCAATGCGTTACTAGCTTTGGATCAAGTGAATACCTTACACAGCAAGCACCTAATTCAGCTACCACCGCCACAAATCTTGTTGTGGGTCTTATTACTTTTAATATTTATACAAAGCAAGGACTAGGAGCAGGGGAAAATTTTGATATTGGCAAAAGACTTAGAGATTTATTTAACAGAATCACAGTTTCTGATGTGCGCTTTGATCCGCCAGTAGGGCCTGAAATATTACAATCAAGTCCAGAGGGTAAATTTCAGACGCAGGTTAGAATAACATTTGAATTATATGAGGCACTTACACCATGATTGAAGTTACAGATGAAATGCTTGACGCTATCGAAGCTGTCAAAGGCAGAAGAGATCCAAATTATTGGGATCCTCGATGCAGACGCTATATGGAAAAGCAAAAAACAAAAGCTGTAAAAAAACAAAAAAAAGGTTAATATAATTATAAATATTTATTTTTATTATTATGGCTGCTGTAAAAGGTGATGTTGGGCAAGTCAAATTTGATGATGGCGGCTCTTCAGTTAACCCAGTATTAGGCACAAGATCATGGTCTATGTCTATCACAAAAGATATTCAAGAAACTACTGTACAAGGTAAAACTTTTAAAGAATTTGTAGGCGGTCTTATTGAAGGCGAAGGGTCTGCTGAATTAGTTTATGACAATACCGCAAGCGGTGAAACTGCAACATTTATGGACGGCATCTTAACTACTGGCGACCCTGCAACTGCAGCTTTTGAACTTTTCCCTGATAGTTCAAGTGGAACAAAAAAAATCAGTTTTAGTGGCCTTATAACAAGTTTTGAGCAAGGTTCAGCTTTAGGTGATGTCAGTACAATCAACATCACATTTAAGCCATCTGGCACAATTCAATCAGAAATCTAAAAAGTAAAATTCTTCGCATTTATTTATGGCAACACAAAGAACCGCAGATATACTGCTTGGGGCGTTTCAAGATGAAATGGTCACAAGAAGAAAATTTGACGTTAAAAACTCTAAAGATGAAGTCATCATGAGTTTATATTTTAAACCGATTACAAGATATGCAAGAGTTAAAGCACAACAATTAGCTGGCCCAAATGCTGATGCTTTAGTTGTATCGACTCAACTTCTTTGTCAAATGGCAGAGAAAGAAGATGGAACATTAGCTTTTGATATGTCAGATGCTCCTATGATGCAGAGGCAGCTCCCAGAAAAAGTGTTAAATGAGCTTGAGTTGTTTTTGAATCAAATAGAATTAGATATTGATACAGCAAAAAAAGAATAAAAGGGGACACTTGGCTTCGGTTTGAGTTTTTCCTAGCAACAGAACTTGGTAAGACAGTGCAAGAACTTAGAATGGGTATGACTGAGGCAGAGCTTATCTACTGGGCTGCATATTATGAAATAAAGACTGAAGAAGAAAAACAGGCGTTGCTACGACAAAAACGCAATTCAGGGTAATATAGAGTAAAGGTTTTTTTATTTGTGGCAGAAGCAGTCGTTAGATTAAGAGTTGATGCCAGCGGTGCGACTAGGGCTTTAAATGGTGTCCAGAATCAGACTAATAAATTACAAAACTCATTTAATGGCTTAAGAACTGCCATTCTTGCCTCAGGTGTTGTTTTAGTTGGAAGACAAGCGGTTAAGACATCAGCCAATTTTGAAAAGCTAAATGTAAGATTAGGATTACTTACGAAAAGCAGTGCAGATTTCGCAAAGTCACAACAGATTGCGGCAGATGCACAGAAAGCTTTTGGCTTAAGTGCTGTTGAGGCTTTGGAAGGTGTAACAGATATTACAGCAAGATTAGCTCCACTTGGAACATCAGTTGAGGATATTAAAACTGTTTTCTTTGGATTTAATACGGCTGCTAAATTAGCTGGTGCATCAGCAATAGAATCATCAAACGCATTTAGGCAACTAGCACAGGCTCTTGGCTCAGGACGATTAGCTGGTGATGAATTTAGGAGCGTTTCAGAACAAGTGCCAACAGTTCTTGCTCCCATTGCAGAAGAACTTGGAGTTACTATCGGTGAGCTTAAAAAATTAGCTGCTGATGGCAAATTAACTAGTGACGTAGTACTCAGAGCTTTAGGAAGAATAGGAAATGAGGGAAGTGGGTTTTTAAAAGAATTGTTAAAAAACGATCCTACTCAAGTATTTAAAAACTTTAGTAATGCAACAGAGGATCTTTCAAGAGCTTTTGGTGATGAACTTAGGCCAGCAGTTGAAGATGTTACTAAATTACTTACTAATTTAATAACCTCAACAACAGAGTTTGTTCAAAGTGATGCTGGACAGGCAGCAATAATGATTACAAAGATTGCTGTTGCTGCAAAACTTTTGGCAGTGAGTATTCCAATAGTCACAGGAGCATTGTCGGCATTGTTAGTAAAAATAAATATGGTCGGTGTTCAAAGTCTTATTGCCTCTAGTGGGTTTACAGGTATGCAGGCTGCCTCACTGTTAGCTGCTGGTGGTGTAGGAAAAGTAACTCTTGCACTTGGAGCTTTAAAAATTGCGATTGCTACAACTGGTATAGGTTTATTAGTTGTTGGTGTTGGAGCTTTAGCAACAAAATTAGTTGAAGCGACAAGGAACCAAAAAGAATTAAATAAAGCCCTTCAAGATGGAAACCAGATTGCACTGAGGGCTGAAATGGCCAAAGTAGATAAAAGAAGATTTGATATCCTTAAGAGACTTGCTATAGCAGAGCAAAATAATAACAAAAGAGCAATAAATTCACTTACAAAACAGCTTAATTTGGAACATGAAAATTACAAAGTTCTTAGAGGTAGATTGCATGAAGAAATTAATAAAAGTAATGAAATAGATAAACAAAATAAAAAGCTAAAAGATCAAGAAGATCAAATTAAAAAAAATAAAGAGGCAACATTAAAACTTAAAGAAGCAATGGTTGCTGTAGGTGAAGAAATAGAAGGCAGTATTAAAAATAATCTGAGGGACGCTATAACTGGTGCGCAATCATTTGGTGAGGCCATGACAAGAGTGTTAAATAAAATTAGAGACAAACTTATTGACCAACAGCTAGATAAGCTTTTAAGTGGTTTTGGAGATGCTTTTACTGGTGGAGAGAAAAAAGGTTTGGGAGGTTTTCTTGGTGGATTATTAGGAGGTATTTTTAAAAGAGAAAATGGCGGCCCTGTTAAAGCTGGCCAGCCTTATATAGTTGGAGAACGTCAACCTGAATTATTTGTACCTCGCACATCTGGAACAATTTTACCTTCAGTTCCTAGAGGTGGAGAAGGTAATACCACTAATAACATGATTACAGTAAACGTAGATGCTTCTGGTAGTTCTGTTCAAGGAAATGGATCAGAGGCCGATCAACTGGGATCTTTAATTGCTGGTGTTGTACAAGCAACTATAATTGATGAACAAAGGGCTGGAGGTTTATTAAATAGATAATGGCTACATTTCCATCAATACAGCCAACTTATGGCACAAGAAAAACAAGTAAACCAAAAATAAGGGTTACACAGCTTGGTGATGGTTATGAGTTCAGGGCTTTGTATGGCCTTCCATTATCTCAAGACCCTAAAGTATATGATTTAACTTTTAACGTGTCTGAAACTAATGCAGATGTCATTGAAGCGTTTTTAAGAAGCAGAGTGGCAGATCAGGCAAGCTTTACTTTTACTCCACCAGCAGAAGGATTTAGTGGAAGATCAGGCCAGTTTGTACAGTCTAATGGAAGTGGAGGGGCTGGAACTCTTGTTACAATCACTTCAGCGAATCATGGCGTTGCGATAGGGGATGTTTTGACAATAGATTTTAGCTCTGGAGTTACTGATGGAGATTATGTTGTAAAAACTTCCTCAAATCAAAACACATTTACTGTTACTTCTACTACTGCTGATGCTGCTTTAGTCACAAATGCAACAAACTTAACTTTTTCATTATCAGGTGCTGGGAAATATGTTTGTGATTCTTGGACAAAAACAATACCTTATCTTAACAGAGCAATAATTAATTGCAGTTTTCGTGAGGTATTTGAACCGTAAATGACAAATTATTCTAAATCTACTGATTATGTAAATCCTACTTCTGAGCTTCAACAGCTTACAAATAAATCAATTCTTGAATTTTTTTCAGTTGAATTAAAACCTGATATTCACTATACAAAGGTAGCTAAAACAGGACAATATGTACAAAGTGGAACAACAATAACTATAACTTTAAATTCACATGGATTTTCTGCTGGATTAATTTTAAGTTTAAAGTTTGTTACTGGTGGTGCTATTGATGGAATTTATACTATAAAAACAGTTGCTACAAATACTTTTACAGTTACAGCTATTAATTCTGCAACAATAACTGGAACTCACAATGTCACTTTTAATGTAAATTCGACAATTTCTGATCCTACTGTATATCTATTTCATAGCGGTAATAACATGAAAGATAGTTTTGATATTGTATGGCAATCTAATACATACAGTAGGATGCCTTGTAGTGCAGATGGATTTAAATATTCTGGCAAAGGAAAGTTGCCAAGACCAACTCTAACTCTATCTAATTTATTAGGAACAATAACCGCAATATTACAACTTACAAATCAAACAACTGCATTTTCTGATTTAGCAGGCGCAAAAGTTATAAGGCGTAGAGCATTGAGTCAAGATCTTGATGAAATAAATTTTCCATCTAATGTCAATCCATATAAAAACGGTACTGTTGATCCTTCAGCAGAGTTACCACGAGAGGTTTATTTTATTGAAAGAAAAACTGTTGAAAATTTCAACATTGTTCAATTTGAGCTTGTAAGTTCTTTTGATCTGTTTGGTATAACCGCACCTAAAAAACTGGTTACTAAAAAAGATTTTGCTGGTGTAGGCAGATTTGTTAATTTTTAATTATGACTTGGAAAGAAAGTTTTATACAATATGCAAAAAAAAAAGCACCAGAAGAAGCTTGTGGTTTGCTGGCAATAATTAAGGGTAAAGAAACCTTTTGGCCTTGTAAAAATTTAGCAAAGGGTAAATTTGAATTTTTTATTCTTGACCCTGATGATTGGGCAGAATGTGAAGATACAGGAGAAGTTATTGGTGTAATTCATAGTCATCCTAAAGGGGCTGCAACACCATCAGATACAGACAGAGCCGCTTGTGAACATCTTGGGTTTCCATATTACATTTACAGTATTGAATACGCCCACTGGGAATCGTTTGAGCCTTCAGGCTGGAAAGCACCTTCACTTATTGGTCGTAAGTTTATCTGGGGAAAATATGATTGTTGGTCTATAGTAACTGATTGGCTTAAAGAAAATAAAAATATAAATATAAAATATTGGGAAAGACCAAAACGAATCAAAGATTTTATAAATAATCCAGAATTTGAATTTGCTTTACCAAAACTAAATTTTATAAAACAATCTGATAATAAAGATATAAAAATTGGCGATGTTTTACTTTTTCAATCTGTCACAGGTAATTTAGATCATGTTGCTGTTTATATTGGTGATAACATGATATTGAATCATAATATAAGAGCTTTGAGTTGCAGAGAACTTTTTGATTTAAAATATCAGCAAGCATTAAGAGGAGTTTATAGATATGCAGCTTAAAAAAATAAAAGTTTATGGAAAATTAAGACAATTTTTAGGAAAGTCATATTTTATGGCTGCGGTGAAGTCTCCACAGCAAGCTATGAGTTTTTTAATTGCAAATTTCGAGGGTGTGCAAAAACATATGAATGATCAAATTTATAAAATCAAAATGGGTGGAAAAGTAATTACAGAAGAATATTTATCAATGTCTGGTCAGGGTGATATTCAAATTATTCCAGTTGCAACAGGATCTTTGGAAATTGTTGTTGGCTCACTATTAGTTGGTGGTGGTGCTGCTGCTGTTGGAGCTGTTGTTGGAGGTGTCGCTGGTGCTATTATTACCGCTGCATTAACAAGTTATGGTACTAATTTGATAGTTGGGGGTGTTGTAGATTTATTATCACCACAAAATCCATTACCTAATACTTCAAGTGTTAGTGATATTGACCCAAGAATAAGAGGTTCATATTCTTTCAGTGGTATTCAAAACGTAAGTTCTAGCGGTGTTCCAATACCAATTATTTATGGTTTAGTATATAGTGGCTCAATTATAATAAGCTCAGGGACAGATTCTACAACCATTGTTAAAAGTATCACCTAATGCCAAGACTAGTTGACGACCAATTATTTGGAACTGATAGAAAAGTTGTTGATCCTGACTTAATAAAAGGGGGGTTGCGAAGTAAACAATTTGCAACTGTTTTAGATTTATTAGGTTATGGAGAAATAGATTCAATCTTTGATGTCGGTGGTTCTGGTACTAATACCTTTAAAAAAAGTGTTTTTCTTGATGGAACTCCCTTGCAAGATGTTAATGGTAATGAAAATTTTCCTGATGTAGAAATTTTTTTTAAAAATGGAGCACCAAATCAGACAGCATTACAGGAAATAAATGCAATAGAAAATACAATCCCTGTAGGTGTAGAAGTAACAAAAGCAGCTTCAGTAACTAGATCAATTACTGATACCAATGTTGACAAAGTAAGAGTTAGCATACAAGTACCAAGTTTATCAAGAGTTGCAGATGATGGCGCAGTTAAGGGTACTAATGTACGTGTAGCAATACGGATTACAGAAAATGATGGCTCAGTTCATAATGTAATAACAAATAACAATACAAAAGATGATGATGGTTTGATATCAGGTAAAGCTTTAAGTCCTTTTGTCAAAGATTATGAAATAAAATTCACAAAAACTATGAGTTTTCCAGTTTCTATAACTGTTATTAGAGATACACCAGATAGTACAAGTTTAAGACTAGCAAATAAAACAAATTGGTTATCTTTTACAGAAATAAATACAGACACAAGTGCATATCAGGGTTTTGCCTACGTTGGAATTAGATTTAATGCTCAATCTTTTCAAAGCTATCCCAAGCGGATGTATAGGGTTAAGGGAACCAAAATTTTCATACCAAATGGCACCTCAGTTGATGGAGACAATGGAAGAATTATTTACCCTGATAATTATGTTTTTGATGGTACTTTTAAAACTAATGAAGAGTGGTGTTCTGATCCAGCTTGGATTTTATATGACCTTTTAACAACAGATAAAGGATTTGGTGGTGCAAATGGAATAATTGATGCTGACACATTAGATGTATTTAGTTTTTATTCTGCAAGTAAATATGCAAGTAAAGAAATAACAGATCCAATTACAGGAACAACGGAGCCAAGATTTAGTTGCAATGTAATTATTAATCAAAAAAATGATGCTTATACGTTAATTAATGATTTATGTTCTGTTATGAACGCAATGCCGTTTTATAGTAATGGTAGCTTGCAAATATCTCAAGACAGGCCAACTAATACTGGAACAAATACATCTGATGCACAATATATTTTTAACAACTCAAATGTTACAGAAGATGGTTTTACTTATTCAGGAGTAGGGCAAAGAACCAAATATACAGAAGTCGAAGTTGCATTTTTTAATAATGATACACAAACACTAGATTATGAGCTGATAACAGCAAATGATATTTCAGTTTTATCTGATGCAATAACAAAATTTGGAAGAACGAGAAAAACTATAAAAGCTTTTGCCTGTACTTCAAGAGGTCAAGCAAATAGATTAGGTCGTTGGTTTTTATATTCTAATTTAAAAGAATCTGAAGTTGTTTCTTTTACAACTACATTAGAAGCTGGTGTTTTTGTAAGACCTTCTATGATTATAGGTATTGCAGACTCTTTAAGAGCTGGGGTTCGTAGGGGTGGAAGAATTAAATCTGTCACTAACTTAACAACCATTGTTGTGGATGATGCAAACAATACTGATTTAGCAGATACAAATGGAGCTTCTATCTCTATAGTCATGCCAACTGCTAACACTAACGGAGAAATAGTAGAGACAAGAAATATAGATTCTGTTAACGGCTCAGTTATCACTGTTTCATCTGCATTTTCAGCAGCACCTAATGTCAATTCAATTTATGCAATAAGAAATACATCTGTCGAATTTCAAATTTATCGTGTTATTTCAATAGAGGAAAAAAATCAATCTGAGTATACAATAACAGCAATTATTCATGACACAAATAAATATTCACAGGTAGAAGATCTTACAGTTGCACCAGATCCAAGAGTAATAACGACTCTTATTGATACAAAACCAGCACCTAGTAATGCTAGTGCAAGTGAACAAATTGTAGTATTACAAAATAGAGCAGTGTCAGTGATTACTGTTTCTTGGGAGCCAGTTATAGGAGTAAAAGAATATTTAATAGAATATCAATTTGAAAATGATAATGTTGAAAAAGCAAGAGTAGCAAAACCTACCTTTGAACTTTTTGAGTCTGAACTGGGTTCATACACCTTTGCTATAAAATCATATAATGCTTTAGGAAAACTTAGTTCAAATACATCAACTATTACTTTTAAAGCTGAAGGAAAAACTGCCTTACCAAGTGATGTACAAAATTTAAAAATAGAAACTATTTCAAATGAGTTAGTTAGATTACGTTTTGATAAATCTACAGATGTTGATGTTGTCCATGGTGGAACCATTGTTATTAGGGCTAGTAATTTAACTGATGGTACAGGTACATTTAGTGATGCTACGACATTAAAAGAAATAAGTGGTAATGTCACAGAAGTTGATGTTCCAAATATAGGCTCTGGTGAATATATTGTTAAATTTAAAGATGATGGTGGAAGGTTAAGTTCTGGTGAAACTTCGATTATTTATAACAGTCCTGACCCATTTCCTAAATTAAGTGCCTTTGTAGATCGTGAGGATACTGACAGTCCAGCTTTTTCTGGCACAAAAACTAACTGTTCATTTAGCTCCTCAAAAAGTGCGTTAGTACTTGATTCAACAACAGGTAATTATTTATTTGCTGGAACTTTAGATTTAGGAAATAAACAACCATTAAGCTTAAAAAGGCACCTAATCACAGAGGCATTTTATTCAAGTAGTGATTTTGATGATAGAACAGCTTTAATTGACACATGGACAAGTTTTGATCAGATCACTGCAGTTGATGTAGATGCCGAACTACTTGTAGCCACTACCGATTTAGATCCAGATACTTCTACTGCTGGTACTTATACAATAAATGATGGATCAGGTGGGTCGGGTACAATAATTACAATTACAAAATCTTCTCATGGATATTCTGTCGGCAGTTTTGTAACTGTTGATTTTACTTCTGGTACTGGCGTTGATGGTGATTATCAAATAATTTCAAAAACAACTGATACTTTTACACTTACTTCTGCTACTTCTTTATCTACAAGTGGAAACTGTAATTATTCAGCAGATTTTTCACAATATAATTCTTTTGTTAGAGGGTCATTTGTTGCAAGAGGATTTAGATTTAAGCTTGAAATGAAAACACAAGACCCTGCACAGTCTATAGCAATTAAAGAATTAGGATATACAGCAGAATTAGCAAGTAGAACAGAAACAAGTCTTGGTAATGCAGGGGCTACTAATGGTGTTTTTGCCTCTGGGACATCTACTAAATCTGTATCATTTACTGATAGTTTTTTTACAGGGCAAGCTAGTACAAGTGTTGCGGCAAATAGTGTAAAACCATCAATAGGTATTACTATTGAAAATGCACAGTCAGGAGATTTCTTTACTCTATCAAATATAACTGGAACAGGTTTTGATATTGATATAAAAAATGGTTCAAGTAATGTCAATCGAAACTTTAAATATACTGCAACAGGTTTTGGGCGTGGCAGTTAAATTTAATGTAATATATGTCTAAAGAATTAGTTTAAAGATGCCACAACATGATTATTTTGTAGATGATGGGACAGGCGCTGCTGTTAGAACAGATTTAAATGGAGTTTTTCAAGCCGTTCTTACAAATAATTCAGGCGATTCTATACCAGCAGCACCCACAACTGGTGTTAACCATTATCAATGGTATGCAAACACAAGTACAGGGTTTTTGTCATATAAAGATGGTAGCGGTAATAATTTAGCTGCGAATTATTTTAATATTGCAAAATTAACAGGTGGTCTTAACGTAGACCAACCAAGTGATTTTAACGGTGATGTAGTTTTTAATGGCACAAATTCTTCAGGTTTACAAAAAATTACTTTCGATGCTGATAATACAACTGGGTTTGGTGCTTTTGTATTTAGTGATGGTGCAAAGGCAACTTTTGGTACAGATGAAGATTTAAGTATTTCACACGTTCAGGGATTTAGTTCGATCTTTTCCAACACAAATACTCCAATTATAATTTCAGCTAAAAAAGCTACAACTACTGCTTTTAATTTTAGAATACAAACTTCTAAATCTGATAATCCTAATTCGTTTGACGTTGCTTATGACGCAATACAAGATGGCGGTCAGCTTCTATATTTTGATGGATCTGAAAAAATGCGAACCACTGCAAATGGCATCACGGTTACTGGAGCAGTTACAACACAGGATATTAATATGTCTAACCTTAGCTCATTACCTAATGAGGTTGATAACACACAAGGTAGCTGGTCAATACAGGAAGGGGCAGATGATTTGTTTTTAATAAATAGAGTTAGTGGTAAAAAATATAAATTTAATCTTACTGAGGTAACATAAGCTATCCTTAAGATAGTTGGTAGTTCATTATGGCAATTATAGCTGGCACTTATGATTTTACTGTTCAAAAAAGAGCAGATCACACAGAGTCTATAAGACTTACAGATGGAAATGATAATGCTGTAAATTTAACAGGATTTACTATTGCGGCTCAGGTTTGGAATAAAGAAAGAACTGGTAAATTTGCAGATTTTACAATTTCTTATACAAACAGGACTAATGGTGAATTTACAATGAGTTTAACCCATATACAGACATCTCAATTTACGGCAAATGAATTGTCTTATGACGTTTTAATTTTAAATACTGCCGGCAAGCGAGAATATTATTTAGAGGGTAATATATTTGTAAGCGAAGGCTACACTACAATATGAGCAACATTAACATCACTCAAAATAAAAATACAGTTACTGTAAACGGTGAGACTAGGGTTGTCACTGTAAAAACAGCAGGGCCACAGGGTACTTTTACTGATGGTGATAAGGGTGATGTAACTGTATCAAGTAATGGATCAAGTATTGTTGTTAATGCTGGAGCGATTGATAATGCGAATATAGCTAGTGATGCTGCTATTGCAGGTACGAAGATAAGTCCTGATTTTGGTTCGCAAAATATAGCTACAACTGGAAATTTAACAATAACTAGCAATGCCCCAAGAATAATTTTAACAGAATCAGATGCCAATCCAGATTATGAAGTAATGGCATCAACAGGAGAATTTAAAATTAAAGCTGATGGGTCAGGCAAAATAATTATTAGAAATGATGGTCATATTGATTTAATAGATCATGTTGATATTAGTAGTGGTCTTGATATAACAGGTGATCTAACAGTAAGCGGAAACATGACCGTTTCTGGAACGACCACAACCATAGATACAAGTGTGCTTACCGTAGAGGATATCAACATTGAACTAGGCAAGGTATCAACTCCTACTGATACAACTGCTGATGGTGGTGGTATTACATTAAAGGGTGCTACAGATAAGACGTTCCAGTGGTTAGATGCTACAGATAGCTGGACAAGTAGTGAGCATATTGCTTTGCCTGACAGTAAGAAGTTACAACTAGGAGATTCTCAGGATTTAACAATTTTTCATAGTGGTAATGATTCTAAGATTCAAGAAACTGGCACTGGTTCTTTATATATACAAACTGATAATCAAATAATTCTTGGAAAAACAGGTGGCGAAAATTTAGCAAAATTTATTGCTGATGGAAAAACAGAATTATATTTTGATAACAGTAAAAAATTAGAGACAACTTCTAATGGAATCAATGTTTATAACAGTGGCTTAGTATTTCAAACTACTGCAAGCGGTACTAATACATTTGGGAATATACAAATTCCAAATGACACAGGAAAAATAAGACTAGGTGCTTCACAAGATTTAGAGCTATATCATGATGGGTCAAATTCAATAATAACTAATAGTACAGGTACATTATTAATAAGATCAGATAATTTAGATTTAAGACCCCATACCAATAATGGTGAGGTTTATTTACGTTGTACTCAAAACGGTAGTGTAGAGCTTAGATTTGATTCTGTTAAAAAATTAGAAACAACCTCAACTGGTATTGATGTTACAGGCAAAATAAGGGCGACATCAAACATTGAAATAAATGCAGATAATATGGAATTTAG